AAGTTGTCCTTACAAATATATAAGTTTTTTGATTTTTCAGAACCCCAATCTATCAACTATATTAAACTTGACCAAATTTGGAAACATATTTAGGAGATTATTCATGCAGAGAAATGTTCAAGTTGGATGGAAGGGCCTACGTATGGGCGTGACTGCTGCGGATACACCCTTGGCTGCCGCGACTTACGATACTTTGCCGGCGGATAAGGTCAATATAAGCGGTGATGCTACCTCCCTGAAACTGATGGCCTTTGGGACCGGGACTGATAATGGAACGGCTTTGGTCAACCTCTATGGAGGGCACGGCCAAAAGGGGGCTGAGAGGCAGCCAGCGATACTGCTTGCCGCCCTGACTTTCACACTGGGTAAGACAGCGGGTATGCAGGCCAATAAGAATCCGGTTGCGGATGCCCAGTTGGAGGCTTTGACCGATAATTTCTACTTTGATACTGTGGCGGAGTCTGATCAGGGTGGCTTTGTCCCGGTGCGGTTGGGTTTGGATCAGGGGCAGGATAGGGTCGGTATGGCATTGGTGCGGCTTACCGGCGAGAGTTGGCTTTTTGCCGAAGTGGAAACCCTAACCAATATTACCAAGTTCAATCTAATAGGGGCATGGGTCAATGAAATAGTTAATGAAGTAGCCGTGTTATAATTTGGAATTACATCAAACTTTAAGGAGAAAAACCGTGAACGTAGGACCGTATCAAACTATGTGCTTAGTGGACAGAGACCAATTAAAGGGAAAAATTTTAACTATGCCTGGGGGTGACGGGATGCCACATTATTTGGTTGAAATTATCGAAATTGCTGATCTTGATAATGAAAAATTTGTTGGTTGTCAAGTAATTGTTCCGAAAGATAAAGTATTCAAATATATTTACAAACCACAGGGCAAAATACAGCAACAGGAAGTTATTTTTGATCGCTATCAGGTTGTTGCTCAATATAAAGATCGAGACGATGGCCGAGTATTTTCCCTAGACGATCAGTATGAGAGCAGGGGAAAAAATGTCGAAACTTTAGACGAATTAGAGGCTGCGCTAAATAATGAGCCAAGAAGAGGATAATAATCAGAAAGTTGCCGAGATTGTTCCAGGTTTAACTGCGGAACAATTAAATATGGCAATCCGAATGATTGAATCGGGTTTAGAAGAAAAAGACATCCCCTATATTCTTGGAATTGAAAAACAGCATTCTATTGTTTCGTGGGAGAACCAAGACCCGAAAATTCGGCATCTGTTTAATCAAGCTCGTGAAGTAGTATTAAATAAAGTAGAAAATAGTCTTTTACGAGCGGCGTTGGGAGGAACGTTGACTACAGTAAAAACCGGAGAAAAAGACGGTAAACCATTTGAGAGAATTACCGTTAAGGAAATCGGCCCGAATATTGTAGCTGCTGAAAAGATTCTTCGGTTGTTTCGACCTATACCCTGGGCGGATTTGAGCAGTAACCAAGACCTTGAAGATAAGCCGAGAACTCCAGAGGAGTTGGAGAAATATGAAGTTGATAAAATTCGGAAACTAGGCGGCGAATTTTTGGCAAAGTTGGCAACTCCGATTATTGAAGCGGCGGAAACGAATTAAGGATATAAATTTGGAACTTGATTTAACATCAGAGAAATTTTTAGAGGCTATTCCGGCCACTATCCCGGAAAATTTACAGTTCCGAGAAAAGGTGAATCGGCTATGTGCTAATTCGACGGATGCCCAACAAATTATGCTGCACCTGGCTCGACAAGACGCAAGAATTGTCTTTAAGACTTTTTTCTGGACATTCAATCCTAAAAATGCTCCGGGTTATCGAAATATGCCCTTTATTACATGGCTAATTCAGGACGAAATGATTCTGGAAGTACAGAGAGCTATTGTTAAGGGATATGACATTCTAATTGACAAGAGTCGGGAAGAGGGGGCATCATGGCTGCATTTGGGAATTTTCATGTATAATTGGCTTTTGGTTCCAGACTCCCAGTTTTTAGTAGGCTCTCGAAAGATTGAACTTGTAGATAAAGCCGGGGATAGAAAATCCTTATTTTGGAAACTGGATTACCTATTAAAAAACTTACCGAAATGGTTGATTCCAGAATATACTCGAACTTTTTGTCATTTGGAAAATTTGGACAATGGTTCGTCTATTGATGGTGAGAGTACAACGGAGAACTTTGCAGCGGGCGACCGCCGAACTGCCGTACTTCTGGACGAATTGGCTCGTGTTAAAATAAATGAGGCTCAGGGTATTTTAGATGCATCTTCAGATGTGACGGACTGCAAAATTATTAACAGTACACATACTACTGTGGCCCACCCCTATTGTAAATTACGGCGGGGACAGACAGCTAAAGTCAAAGTGTTTATTTTACCTTGGTGGAAAGACCCCCGCAAAACTGATGGCCTTTATCGCTCTACGGATTATGGCGAAGTAGTGATTTATGATATAAAATATTGGCGGAAAAAGTATCCCCAAATTTTCGACGATATACATGAAGGCGTACCTTTCAAAACCAAGGATACTGAAATTACTGCTATTTTGTCGGGAGAGGACGCGGTTTTATTTATTGCTAACGGCAGCGGTAAGTGGCGATCTCCTTGGTACGACCGGGAAGTACTACGACGATCTCCTAAAGATGTAGCCCAAAATTTAGATATGAATCCAATGGGTTCTGGAGACATGGTTTTCGATGCCATGATTTTGCAACAAATTCGCACAGATTTATGTCGGGAACCGGCCTATATTGGGGAAGTAAATTATGATTATCAGTGTATAATGCGAGGAACTACTGAATTACATATTTTAGATAATATTAGTTTTGTTGAAAATGAAGGTAAGTGCCGGTTAAAGTGGTGGAGGGAATTGAGGGAGGACGGACGGCCCAATCAATACCATAACTACGTAATAGGCTGTGATATTAGTTTAGGCACTGGCTCCAGTAATTCGGTGGTTAGTATTCTCGATGTAAATACCAGTGAGAAAGTGGGCAGTTGGGTCTGTGCTTATACCAGCCCGACTAATTTTGCCAACCAAGTTTATGCTTTAGCTCAATGGATTGGCGGAGTTGATAAACCATTTTTGATTTGGGAGGCGAATGGTGGACAGGGCGGAGCTTTTGGCCGCCAGATTTTTAAGTTGGGTTACGATTTCTTTTATTATCGTCGGGATGAAAAGAAGCCTCATCGTCCTCGAACTTCTTCTCCGGGTTGGCATAGTTCGGCTCAAACTAAATCTGATCTATTACTGGATTTTCGAGAGAGTTTGAGTCAGACTTTTAAGAATGTGGATACGTCCCAAAAGTTCTTAATTTATGATGGTGCAGCAATTACAGAATACGAAGAATATATCTTTACTAGTACAGGAAAATTAGAACCAGCATCGACAGCAGAGGAAGAAGGCGGAGCTAAAGCAGCGCATGGAGATAGGGCTATAGCCGATGCTTTGTGTGATTTGGGGCGTAAAGAGCAGCCTATAGCTGTATTAGAAATACCTCAAATCTATACGGCAAATTCTCCTCAAAATCGTCGGTTGGAATGGGAGAATAGACAACAAGAGGAAGATGAGGAACGGTGGATAGATGAATAAAAAGAAGCCGGATATACCTAGAAAAAGAGCTAGATTTCCAGTTCGCTTGCAACAAGCTATTAAGGACTGTGAACGCTATACTAAATCAATGCGATCTCAACGGCAGATTATTTTGAATCGGTATGCTTCGCAATATTATACTGATAATAATTATCCTGAACAATTATTGGCCCTTTCCAATAAAGCTCGACCAATCAATATGGTGTTTCGTTATATTACGATTATGCTGCCATATTTGGCCCAATATATGCCAAGAACCTATGTTTCTCCAAAAGGGAATAGTCTTTATCGTAATACTGCGGATATGTTAAGTTTAGCCTTAACACACCTTAAAAAGGAGATTCGATACCGAGATACTTTTAGGGCAACGGTTTTGGATGCTTTAATGTATATCGGAGCTATAAAAATTGGGATGTATCCGAAGACTCAAATCGAATGGGGCGGTGAAACGCATGAAGCGGGACAGGTTTATGCTGATCCCATTGACCCGGATGATCTGATTTTTGATGTCGGAGCCAGACGACAGGCTGATTTACTTTTTATTGGTAATAAATATCGGCTGCCTCTAAAATATGTGGTAGAAAGCGGCCTATATAAAAACTATGATAGGTTAAAAAAAGCGAATAGAATTTATGGTAATGAATCCCCAGAAGCTATAACCAAGGCAAATGTTCGGGATGAAAGCTACCATGAGTTATATGATATGGTGGAATTATATGATGTTTATATGGTAAATGAGGGTATCCTTCTTACTCTCCCGACTCAAGGTGAGGGAGAGAAAATACTGCGGACGGTAGATATGCTGCCAGAAGGCGGCC